ATCATGCCAGATGGTAAGCGGCACGAATAGCCTTTTCGATTCAGGGGATGTCAAATCTTATGAGGGGCGCGACTCCAACGCGCAAGGAGATAAGATGAAGGCACAAATACTGGAAGAAGAATCAGATCAACCCTGTCATTGCTGCGGCAGAACACATAGGAAAATGTATCTCGTAGATGGACATTGGCTCGGTAGAAATTGTTTGAATGACTATAAGATATATTTGGCCCGACCACAACTTAGTGATCCAGTTTGGCACGGTTGGGAGTCACAATATCATAAGGTGCGTCAAATGATGACTGGCAATCGAATTGCGGCCACGAGCCACCGGCGCGCACCGATAGCGCGGAGATGAGAGATGACACGCGATGAAATTCTTGAAGCAGTGGCACGCAGAGAAAGCCTGAGCGGTGCAGACCTACACGGGGTTGACTTGCATGAGGCCAACTTGAGCGGGGCCGACCTGTTCAGGGCCAACCTGAGCGGGGCCAACCTGAGCGGGGCCAACCTGAGCGGGGTCGACCTGCGCCAGGCCGACCTGAGCGATGACAACCTGCGCTGGGCCGACCTGCGCGAAGCCAACCTGAGCGGGGCCAACCTGGGCAAGGCCGACCTGCGCTGGGCCAAACTGGGCAAGGCCGACCTGCGCGGGGCCAACCTGAGCGGGGCCAACCTGAGTGGGGCCATCATGCCGGATGGCAAGCAGCACAACTAAGGAGAACACATGACAGATCAGACACCGGAAGCTGTGCAGATGGAAGTCGAAATCCTCGCAATTCCAACTGATGCAGCCTCCACCAATTTTTTTTGGACTATCGGACACAAGGAGACTTTCAATCTCCAGACCACTTTACGCGGCAATTTGACAGCCGAGCAAATCGAGGCACACTTTCAGATGGTCATCATGGCGTTGCATGATGTCGTTCTGCGCGGCGGCCATGCAAAGCAGGTTGGCCGCGCGGCCGAGCCGATTGCCACTTCACCTGCGCCGCAGACGAATGCTGATGATCAGGTCATGGTCAGCACTGTGCTGGCCGCACCAGCTACTTCGGCATCGGCTCAGACTCCTCAGACTGATCAACGCAACATGGTGGCCATTTCACGGCTGGAAGTCGCGCCACGCGCCGATGGTCGAGTCGATTTGAGATTCTTCGGAACAGGCCACAAGTATGCCGATATAACGGCAGTGCGCGAACCTGACTCAGCCGTGCACATGCTATCCGCGACTGGCGCTTGGACGCCGCAGCACTTCGCCTCAGTCGCGGTTTATAATGTCGCGATGATCATTGAATGGACTCCCTCCGAAAAGAAGAACTCAAAGGGGAATCCATATAAGGACATCGTGGCTATCAGACCGGCATGAGGATGAGCATGAGCATGCTTGATCAACAACACGTCTATCATGCTAATGAATCAATTCAAAAGCCGACCATCAGCGTCAAGGCTGAGCACAACAGCCGGGGCTACAATTACGAGGCTTCGGTAGTCGGCGCCTCTTCCGTTGAGGAAGCCATGCGCCTATTGCAAGATGTCATGCAATCATTGGCGCGGGTGTATGGCAAGCGAGAAGAAAAATGATTTCTGAATCGTACGGGGTGCTGTACGGCACTAAGGCAACGGCGATTCGGCCCGCAGCGGGGTGAAGCGCGAGAACGCCGAGGCGATACCAGGCGTGGCAGCCGGGAGAGACCGGCATATCGTGAAGATGAAGATGAGGATGAAATGAAGAAGTTGAGGATTTACAATTGCAAAAATTGCGGCAGACTCGGACTCGAAATAAAGTGTTATATCTGTTTCGACGGCGCCATTTGCCCGGTCTGCCAGTGCGCCATTTATCGTGACGAATCCTGGACGCGGGCGGCTGATATGCGAATGAAGCACATCCGCTGCGCCGGCGGACGGGCGCGGCCGCGCCCTGAGCATATGCATGAGCCGGGCAGCCCTCGCGGCGAGGAATCGCAATCGAGGAAGACGATTCGATGATCTGCTCAATCTGTGGCCGCGAATTAGACGCTGCGCGCTACCGCCAGGTGGCGCAAATCAGATGTTGCGCCGGCCGCTGCCTGGACGTGGCAATCATACTCCAGGCTCAGCCTGCTCAGCCGGAAATCACACGCGGCGTCATCCTCCTCGACGATGCGACCTGGATGAGAATCGTGGCGTGCCTCGGCGCACGTCGCATTTGACACGGAAGCGATGGAGTGCTAGAATAGCGGCGTGCGGGATGCCAGCCCACACATGAAAATCAAAAAGGTCAGGGGCCGTACTCCCGTTTTGTTTGCGGCGGTACAGGGAACGCGAATGGCATCGCACCCTCTGACCGCCCTGGCCGTCGCAAACAGCACGGGAGTTTTTATTATGAGTGTCAAGGCAATGGCAAGAGTGTTTGATGCACAAGGATTGACGCCGACAGAAAAACTTGTGCTGCTCGCCCTGGCCGATCACGCGAGTGAAGACGGACTCAATATCTATCCGAGCGTGGACACAATCCACAAAAAGACCGCGCTGACTGACAGAACAGTTCGCAGGATAATAGCGACATTACGTTCAGAAACGCGCGGCATTTTATTTCTAGTCAAACGGCGAGGCAGACTACAGAACGAATATGGTATGAATCTCAAGATGTTGCAAGACTTGACACAGGATCAAGTCTCAGAAACCAGACCTGACACAGGATCAGCTCAAGACCTGACACACGATCCGCCCAGACCTGACACAGGATCAGGTAAATCATCAGGAGAACCATCAGGAGAACCATCAGGAAGGATAGGCGCGGATAAGCCGCGCTCTCCTAGGCCCCGCGATATGTATTTCGAGAACCTGGCTGACGTGTGCCACATGACGCCTCCGGACCGCGCATGGAAACTCCTGACCCAAACCGCTTCGGGCCAGCTCAACAGATATGCGAAGGAATTGCGCGACGCCGGCGCAGAACCTGAGCAGATCGTCACCTTTGGCTCATGGTGGAGCCAAAACGATTGGCGCGGCCAAAAGGGGCAGCCACCCAAGCCCGCCGATGTGGTGAAGGCATGGCCTTTGTACCTGAATGGGAATGGCAACGGCAAGCGCCTGGCCCCGCGCGCCATGACGAGCGCCGAGGTCGAGGCCGAATTTCGGCGCAAGAATCCGAGATTATTCCATGAACCTAAGTGACATAGCGATTCCCGATGAAGCAGCCGCTTTGATCCAGCTGTGCCGCGAGCAGAAGCAGCGCGTGATCCTGTCTCAGCCGATCGGCGGCGACTGCCCTAACTGCGGTGGAATAGGGCATCTCAATCTGGATGTGATCCTCGCCGGCCCTACCGCCAATCTATTTACCGGTCGCGTGGTGAGCCTGTTATTGAACAACCAATGGTACATCGGCAAGCGACATCAGTTCCCATGCCCGATTTGCAACGGCAATCGGTCTGTCGCTATCGCCGCGCTGTGGGAACACAGCGGACTAGTTCACAATGAGCGGGGATGGTGTCTGGATTACATCGAGGGTATGGCAGGCAAGGAACAAGCGCTGGGCGCTGCGCGCGCAATGCTGGCGCAGACGCCGCAGCCAGCCGGCTGGCTGTGCCTGTATGGTGATTATGGCGTCGGAAAGTCAGGCATCCTGAAATCGCTGGTCGGCGCTTTCATCCGCGCCGAGGTGTCGGCCCGGTATATTTCCGCGTTCGATTTGCTGGAAAGCGTCAAGGCGACGTTCGGCGACGATGCTGAGCAGCGCGCCGAGACGGTGTATGCTCGATTCTCGTCCTATCGCTTTCTGGCGATCGACGAGGTTGACCGCATTCCTAGCCGCGATTGGTCGCAGATGGCTCTCACGTCCGTTCTCGATAGGCGGTACAACGACCGCCACTACAGAGCGACGGCGATCGTGACGAATGCCGATCCAGAGCAGATGGGTGAGCAGTGGGCCTACCTCATGTCGCGGATGCGGGATGCGGTGCGGGCGCTGGTCGGCGGGAGCGATTTGAGGGGGGATGGATGATTAATTTCCCCGCGCTCGGTCTGCGCATCCGCGGCGCGCCGCTGGCTGAGGCATTGTTGGACGGCAGGCTGAATGGTCACGACACTCGTCTGGCGCGCGACGAATTGCAGTTCCTGGTGCGGTGTGCACAGGCCGTTGAACGGCCGCGCGAGCGCAGGCCGATGACGCGGTGGGAAATGAACGCGATAGCGCCGATGCGGATGGACAAATGAAATCGCCCTTCCCGTTTTTGGCGGGAAATCCAGCATCGCCGCCAAAGTGTGGCAACGCCTCGGCGCGGATGTGACGAATTACATTGAACCCTTCGTCGGCAGTGCAGCTGTGCTGCTGAAGCGTCCAGGTTGGTCGCCGAATGTCAATTGGATTGAAACGATCAACGATGCATCCGGCTTTATTGCCAATTTCTGGCGCGCCTTACAGCACGATCCGAAGGGCGTGGCGCAGCATGCCGATCAGCCGGTCTACGAAAATGATCTGCACGCTCGGCATATTTGGCTCGTACAAAATCATAAAGAATTGCTGCCCGGCTTGCTCGAAGGCGATCCGGACTATTACGACGTGAAGGCGGCCGGCTGGTGGGTGTGGGGTATGGCCTGCTGGATCGGCAGTGGCTTTTGCTCAGGCGACGGGCCATGGCAATCTGTCGAGATGGAGGATGGATCGCGCCGGCTCATCGACCTGGGCGATGCGGGTCGGGGTGTGTATCGCAAGCGCGTCCATTTGGGCGGTGCGGGTCAGGGTGTGCAGCGCCGGCTCGTCCATTTGGCCAATGCGGGTCAAGCAGGCGATGGTGATCTGGGCTTGCTCGACTGGATGCGCGCGCTGGCCGAGCGCCTGCGCCGTGTGCGCATATGCTGCGGCGATTGGTTGCGTGTGTGCGGACCCACAGCATCGTTCATGCAAGGCGTGACCGCGGTATTCCTGGATCCGCCTTATAGCGCGGAAGTTGGTCGTAGTGAAGTCTACGAGATCGAAAATATGACGGTTGCGCATGATTGCCGGCGCTGGGCCATCGAGCAAGGTCGTAATCCGCTCATGCGCATCGCACTATGCGGCTATATCGGCGAGCACGATGACGAGTTGCGGGCTGCCGATTGGACACCGCTCTACTGGAAAGCGCACGGCGGATATGGCTTGTTTGGCAATGGACACGGCCGCGAAAATCGGCAACATGAAGTCGTGTGGTTTTCGACGCATTGCCTCGCATCGGACAGTCCCATCCAGGTCGAAATGTTCGCCGCCGAGGACGCCGTTCCATGACCGCCGATGTTACGCCCGTACCCGCCTCACTCATTCCCATCCTGCTCGGCGACGATATTTTGCAAGAATTCCGATCACTGGGCATGAATGCGCAGGCCAATCGCCGCCACATTGCGCGCATCATCATGAAGGCCGAGGCCGCCTGGCAGCGGCTGCCCAGCGCCAGGCGCGGGCCGAAGGCGCAGATATACCGCGATCTGGCGCGCGAGTTGCAGGATAAGTCCGGGGAAACTTTGCGCCAATGGGCCTGGCTGGAGCGCGAGTTCGGTGATTTCCTGGATGAATACGCCGATCTGTGCACCTACACCTGGCTGCGCGACGTGGTGAAGCGCGAGGCCGTGCAGCGCGGCGTCGAGTCGTCCATCGTGCTGCGCGAGCGGCTGGACGAATCCGTCGCGTATGGCGGCCGGCTTGTGCCGCTGGATGTGTTCCGGGCTCAGCGGCGCAATGGCAAGCCGACCACGCCGCCAATCCATGCGGCCTTGACGCGCGCGGTGAAGAATCTCGGTACGGCGGCAAGAGCAGCGATAGCAGCCACGATGTCTGGTCGCGTCTCGGTTGATCAGCAGCGGCGGATTGCTCAGATCGCGCAAGCGGTCGAGGAGTTGGCCAAGGAAATCAGGCAAGTATGATTGCACTGCGGGGCTTCAGCGAAGATTCCCTGACTGTCCTCCAAATTCTCGACGTTCCTGATCAGCAAATCGCCATCCGCGCCGCCGAGTGGATAGCCGAATCGTTGCATCTGCGCGGAATAGGCCGCAGCGGTGCGGTGGAATTGATGCAAGCCATCGGGCCGCTTCTGGACGCGATGGAACATCCCGATCATGCTGTAATATTTGCAATGGAAAAATTCGTCCACTTCAAATCGAGAATCGACAGGATTGATGATGATTGAATTCATTGGGAGCGCAATATTATGGCTTCTAGCCATCATTGGCTTGGCCTTTCTGTTAATTGTTCTCGGCAATCCGAAAACATGATCCGATTGTCACAAATATGTAATTGACAATTCGGCGCGTCGTACTTATAATTCTGCGCAGGAGGTGTTCATATGAGCAACACACGAAAAGCGTTGATTGATGTGGCAGTGCTGATTCAGATCGTGTCGGCACTCATCGCATTTCTTCAGACTGCAGCAGGGCTGGAGATTGTTCCGCCCGAAGTCGTGCCCTACTTGCTGCTGGCCGTCGCTCTTTTGACGGTCGTGCTGAAGTTCCTGAAGAACGAGCCGATCTCGTTCGCGCTGTCCAAGAAATAAGATCGGGCGGAATGGGGCGGACGCGCCCGATCTCGCGTCGCATGGTGCGCGCTCCTTGTGCGTCCGCCCCGTATTCGCATTCACATGAGCATTGATTTCACTTCTCTGATCACGCAAATCCCGTTCGTGGTGCTGATTATCTACGTGATTCAGCGCCGCGATGAGCAATGGCGCAAATTTTTCTCCGAGGAGCGCGAATTGTTCCGCGTCGGCTTGGAATCGCACGCCGCCGCGTTGTATGCTCTGACGCAGCAGATTAGGATGCTGACCGACGTCATGATTCGGCACGATGAACAAACGTCCACCATGCTTAATTTGCAGCGCGGGCAATCACCCAAATCATGATTTTGAGGATTTTTATTCTGGCAATCCTACTGATGCCGATCAACGCGCCGCAGCCGGCGCGCGCTCGGATCAGCGTATATAAGCCCTGGCTAGGCGGCATCAATTGCGCGATTTTCGTCGAGGATCGATGCATTTCGCGAACGGCGAGCGGGGAGCGGTGGCAGGATTGGACGGGCGACGGGCTGGCGTGCCCGAAACAATTCCCCCTGTGGTCGCGCTGGTCTATCAGTAGCCGGGAATGGACGTGTATCGATCGAGGCGGATGGATCGTGGTTCAGTCGGACGGCATTGTGAGACTTGATTTATTGACCGAGGCACACCCATTCCAGGGTCGAATCGTCGATGTCAGTTGGCAGCTGGGCGAAAGGCGAAGCCGGATGGCGAACGGAAATCGGGAACTGCGCGAATTGAAAAATAAGTATCTGAGGATGCTTTCGCGGGAATGGACAAATGCCGAATAACGATATGTCAGGATGATCCGTTCGATTCTGCCTTGATAAGGAATTCGCATGAAGAGAAAACGTACTAGTAATCAATCCAATCCCCTTTGGATTTCGCCAACGGCCGATATCGCTTTACGCGAGGCGAACGAAATCGCTGGAATTCTCAGCCAATATCTGGAACACATGTACTCTCAGGAAGCATTCGATAGAATGATTAGCATTCGCGGTCTGCGTTTGCGTCAGTTGCTGGATTTAGCCGGCTATTTCGCGCCCAGCAGTCAAACTCTGCAAAAATAGGATGAGGATGAGGAACCTTCTCTATTGGATTGAATGGATTATGAATAGGATGAGTAAAAGATGAGCATTTTGCGTCTCGTCCTGCTGTCTTCGATTCTAAATCTCATTCTGTGCTCGGCCATCGATTTCGTTTACATATTTTGGCGCACCGAATATTATCGCGGGTTCGACAATGCCTGCCGCTTCATCAACGCGGCCTATCACACATTGCCTTGCCAATATCTGCTTGAAGCGGCGCAGCAGCATCGTCTTCATGCTCAATGGCGGTATTTGCGATGAGCAAGCTGGGTGTACATATCTCTGGTTCACGACGCAGCGGTTTTGGCGCTGCACTGCGGGCTTGTGCAGATACCAACCAGCCAATGGCCTCAGTCAAGAGTCTGGGTGAGTTCGGCGCTCTAGCCGAGGCTAAGGCCGTTGACAGTAGGACAGTTACTATCGGTCAGATTCCAAGACTGGATGGGGCAATAAACTTCGACAGTTCACCCCAGGAACAGGCCGCCGTCTGGTACGCGGAGGCCAGACCCACTTGGATGCAGAATCACGCTTACGTAGACTACTGGGAAGTCCTGAACGAGATCGACAGCCATTACGAGTGGCAGGCCGATTTCTATATCGAGATGGCGCGACTGGCCGCATTAGACAACTTCAAGATATGCGTCTTCAATTCCTCGACAGGAACGCCGTTCATGCCGAGCGACGATGGCGGAGCGACCTATCGCGCCGTTGCTCGTGCCTGTCGCTCCGTCCGGGAACACGGCGCCATCCTCGGCCTGCATGAATATGGGATATTTAGCGGCGGCACTCTGCGCGGGAGTGCCCCGTACCATGCGCTACGCTACCGTTTCTTGGCCGAATTTTTAATGCAAAATGATGCGCTACTCCCAATTGCTATTACGGAGTGTGCCCCAGATTCTCTTGAGGCTATGGGTGGAAATATAATGGCCTTCATGGATGAGCTCGGCTGGTACGACACCGAGTTGATGAAGGACGGCCATGTGATCGCCTGCAACATCTTCACCCTGGATGGCGGGACTTGGCATGGTTGGAATTACCAGGAGGCGTTTCCCGAACTGGCGAATTGGATCATCGCACATCCAACGCCCGCGCTCCCGCCGCCTCCGCCGCCACCCCCGCCGCCACCCGCGCCACGCACTTGGAACAAACTAGCCTATCTTGCACCACAGAATACCACACTGGCCGAATATGATCTGTTGCAGGAGGTTGCTTATCCGACCCGTAGCGAGATTACGTTCAGCTTCGATTCCGCCTTTTCACGTGCGGCGAATGTGATCGGTCATCGCGTCATCGTGTATGATGTGGATCGTCAGGGTGGACAGATCGCATTGGAGAGTTTGGTCAACCTGCACTATGCCTATGCCACTGCACCGACGCTCATCGAATATCGTACGTTCGGTGTGCCGCTACCCCCACCCCCCCCGCCTCCGCCCCCACCCCCACAGCGAGTCGGCGTCGGCCTGGAGATGCGCGCCGATGGCAATAGCCGACCCGCCGACTTCGCCGCGTTCGATGCGGCTCGCGTTGAATGGGCGAAGCTGAAATCCAATGGCTCATTTGAGGAATTGGATGCGCTTCTGGCGCGCGTACCGCCTGATCGCATCATATTCCGTATGTTCGCCGACATGCGCGATCCGGCCATGACTAGTGGCAACTTCTTCGCAGTACACCAGTCTTGGCTGGCATGCCTGCGCGATAAGATGGTGCGATACGTCGAGATTCACAACGAGCCGAATCTTCCCGCCGAAGGACTCGGCGACAAGTGGCTCAACGCCGAGGGGTTCGTCGCCTACTACAGCAACGTGGCGCATAGGATTCGCTCCGAATTTCCTTCACTGTTGCTCGGCTATCCTGGCCTGTCGCCGCAGCCTAACGTCGTAGAATGGCTGCCGACGATTCCACCGCTGATCCGGGCCGGCTTGGTCGATTGGATCGGCGCACACTCTTACTGGCAGTTTGCTGAGCAGATGACACACCCGGAGCATGGTTATTACTGGCAGCGATTCGCCGATCTCGGTAGGCCGACGATCATCACCGAGTTTGCCAACGTCGATCTGTCAACGCCGAAGGCTGTCAAGGGGCAGCAGTATGTGGACTACTGGCGCGCGCTGTCGGGTCTGTCTGAGCGGAGGCCATTGGCTGCCATCTCATTCGTGGTGAGTGCGTCCGATCCGGCGTTCGCGCATGAAGTTTGGGTCGACGAACGTGGCGCGCCGAGCGATATTCCAGGTATCGTGGGAGCGCGATCATGATCGTGATCGTATTTCTGGCGGGTTTAGTTGTGGGCGTAACTGGCACCATCGCCGTCATAATGGCTCTGGACTGGTTGGCCTGGGGACCCTTGAGGCTCGATGACTAGGACAGTTCCCGTTCTATCCGGCGGCGATATTCGCAGGCGAGGCTAGCGCCATGAAACCTGGACGCAAGCGTAAAGAAATCGATATTGCTGAAGTGGAACGGCTGGCCGGCATCGGCCTGACCGATATACAGATTTGCTATAGCCTCGGTGTCAGCGATGAAACTCTGCGTCGCCGCAAAATCGAGAGCGTGGAATTTGTGGAGGCCATCAAAAGAGGCAAGGCCGCTGCGCTCAACATCGTCAGCAGCAAACTGATGGAGCTGTGCAATGAAGGCAACCTCGGCGCAATCGTCTGGTATGACAAGACCCGCGCGCGACTTACCGAAGCGCCGACGGAATCGACGACCCGCCTTGTCGTCGAGCATCATCACCAAACGCATCCCGCTGCCGGAACTGCACCCGACGCAGCGGCAGGTGATGAACACGCCGGCGCGCTTCAAGGTGCTGGCTTGTGGACGACGTTGGGGCAAGACGACGCTTGGCATCGAAACGGCGATCGACATCGCCCTGCGCGGCGGTAGAGTGTGGTGGATCTCGCCGTCGTATCGCATGGCCTCGTTGGTGTGGCGGGAGTTGAAACAGGTGTTGATCGAAGCGCACACTGAGAAGAATGAAATCGAACACTACCTCGAACTGCCAACCGGCGGCAGCATCACTGTGCGCAGCGCCGACAACCCCGATTCACTGCGCGGCGCAGGATTGGACTATGTGGTGCTCGATGAATGCGCGTTGATTGCCGAAGATGCCTGGCAGGCGGCATTACGCCCGGCGCTGGCCGATCGCAATGGTGGCGCGTTGCTCATCTCCACACCCAAAGGCCATAACTGGTTCTGGCGGTTGTATCACTCCAGCGAGGTGAGCGCCTATCGTTTCCCGACGCGTGATAATCCATTCATTCCGGCGGCCGAGATTGAAGCGGCGCAACGCGCATTGCCGGAGCGAGTCTTTGCACAGGAATTCGAGGCGCAGTTTGTGGACGATGCGGGCGGTGTGTTTCGGCGCGTCGTCGAGGCGGCCACAGTGCACGAGCAAGAACGCATCGACGGCCATACTTACATCGCCGGTGTGGATGTGGCGCAGGCTGTAGACTTCACGGTATGCAGTGTGATCGATGTGACGACGAAACAACAGGTCTATCAGGATCGGTTTAATCGTGTGGACTTTGCGACGCTGGAAGACCGGCTGGCAGCCACCTATCATCGTTACGGCTTGACGACGATGATTGTTGAGTCCAACAGCGCCGGCCAGCCCGTCGTCGAAAACTTGATTCGGCGTGGCCTGAATATCACGCCATTCGTCACTACCAGCGCGACGAAGGATGCTATCATTCGCGCTTTACAATCGGCTTTCGAGCATGGCGAGATTGCTATTCTCAATGATCCGACATTGATCAGCGAATTGCAAGCCTTTGAATCGCAGCGTAGCGCAGCCGGCCTGTTCCGCTACAGCGCGCCGAGCGGGATGCACGATGACACGGTCATGGCACTGGCGCTGGCGTGGCACGGCCTGGCGGATACAGCGCCGCTCATTCTGTTCGAGGTAGGTTGGTAATTTTATGCGCTACGATGTGCGCATTACCTCACCGCTGTCTGGCTCCAAAGCGACGATCAGCGGGCCGATCCGTCTGGATGCTTTGCATGAGTTCCTCACTGGCCCGCGCGATGATGCGACAATGCGCGATGCGCTGCTCACCGTCGAGCAGGCATATCGCTTCGTGCCCTGGGAGCGGCGCGCCGTCAACCTCATCGCCAATGCTGTAGCGCATGTGCCGTTTGCGCTATGGAGTGGCGAGGAAGATGTAGCCGAGAGCAATCCGTTTGCTTTGCAGTTGCCGCGCCTGCTCAATCTCACTGCGCGCTCGATCGAGAAAAATGGCCGCGCTTACTGGCTGCTGGAATCCAATCGCCTGGGGCGCAATGTCATGCCGCGTTTCATACCCGCCAAGTCGGTCAAACCGATTGTTGATCGAGAACGAGGTCTCACCGGATTCAATATCGGTTTCAGTTCCAGTACTAGAGATTTCCCGCTCGAACAGATTATCTATTTCCATTTGCCGAATGATGATAGTGAGATCGAGGCCGATACTGCGCCATCCGCAACGGCAGTCGAAGCCGCATCGCTGCTGTGGGCGGCTAACCGCGTTGCCTCAAAGTTTTACGCGGGTGGCATGGTGCAGACCTCACTGGTCATTGTGCCGACTGCAACACAGGAAGAAGAGCTGCAACGCATCGAAGGCTTTTTCAAGCGCATGGCAACCGGACTGCGCAATGTATTCCGCGTACTGGCCGTGCGCGCCGGCGTGGACGTGAGGAACATCGGTCAAACAATACGCGATGCGCGGATGCCGGAGTTGATTGCCGAGGCACGCGACGACGTGGCTGTTGCGCACGATATTCCGCCAACCGTGCTGGATGGCAAGGCCGCCAACTTCGCGACGGCGCAATCGGAGTGGTACGGCTTCTATATCACAAAAGTGATTCCTATGGCGGAATGGATCGAGTCCGAGATCAACTTGCAATTTCTGTCGCCTCTTAATCTGCGCCTGGAGTTTCAATCGCAGCGACTAGAGATTATGCAGGCGGCGCAACTGGAGCAGGCGCAGGCCACGCAGGCACTGTACAACCCGCTACCGGGCGATGGCATCATTGACCGCGCTGAGGCGCGCGATCTGGTGGGATTCGCAATGCATGAAGAAACCGAGCAGCCGGAGAAGCGATCCCCGAATGGCAAGGCTGGCAAGGCAGCGCCGAACGCGCCGGACGATGACCGGCGGCGGCGACGCGAACGCGAGATGATGCGCCGTTTGGAACGCTATTTCGATGATCTGCGCCAACGCATCCTAGCGGATGCGAGGTGAGGTAGCCTATCTTGGCGATTCAAACGCTTGACCTCTTTGGATTCGACGATGGACGCGCTATCCTGTCAGCCAACGTTGACGATGCGACGCTCCAGATGATCTCGCTAAACGCATTCAATCTGAGCGCGTGTGTCGTGGTGGTGCGCGTTTGGCGCAGAAACAATCCGGTGCAATTCCGAGAATTCACATTGACACCACCTTTTCCGCTGATGAGCCTAGCCTTGACCGGGCCGCGCTTCGATGTCGATATCGATCCGGCGACAGGCCAGCTCGACGTGTCTTTCGGGAATTTCGTCGCGCAAGCAACGTGGTCGTGCAGGTAAGCGATGGCTATCGCATTAGACGGATCAGCTATCAGTGGCAGCATCACAACAGGCGACACACTGACGCTACCATCTTGGACGCCGACGGCGAATAATCCGGTTCTTTTGGCAATCGCTCAGCGGAACGAGACTATCGCGATTTCTGTGGCAGGCAACAGTCTGACCTGGACATCAATCGCCAATGTTGACAACACACAAAATGAAGGCGGCATCGCACTGTGGCGGGGACGTGGGGCGAGTCCAACGACAGGCAGCATCACGATCACCGTGACGGGCAATCTGCTACCCGTCGTCGGCATCGCGCAACAGTTCTCTGGTGTCGATACGACGACTGACGATGGTGTGGAGGCTTTTGCGACGAATGCTGGCCCGGCTGTGGATGACAACGACATGCTGCAGGCCGTCACCACAATATCGGACAACGCCTGGGCCGTCGCGGGCGGTTGGCATCGCGGCAATGTAAACTTGACTGTGCCAGCCGGCGAGACGGCGATCCTGGTGAATGTGCGCGCCGGCACGGGTGGCAACATCACGAACGCCGACCTGTGGTATCAAGGTCCCGTGACGCCGCCGGCCTCAACGCAGCTAGGCGATCTGAATGACCTGAGCGCGGCGGTAGACTGGGCGATGATCGTCGTGTCACTCAAGCCATCTGCGCTATTTCCAGATGAACTTTTAATAGGCAGACGTCTGATGTCTGTGCCTTAAGGAGAAACAATGGCCTACGTGATGAACGATAATCGCGCCAGCGGTGGCATACTCGACGAGCACGATGCGGTGACGTGCTGCCACTGCCAAGCTATCGTGCCCATCCGCAAATACGTGAAGCAGGGTGGATGGTGCTATAATTGCGATGCGACGGTGTGCTGGCCGTGCTATAATCGGATGCAGACCGAGGGCTGTGCGCCGTTCATGCGACAAGTGGAAATTGCGCTGGGCGGCACACCGCGCAAATTGTGGGGCAGCGCGAAGGGCGTTGCTCTCTAGGAGATGAGAAGATGGCGTATTTCTTTGGACAGCGAGCAGCTGCCGCACAAGTCGAGAACTGGACACTCGAAGCCGATGTAGCAGGTGAACTCGGCTTCGTGGCTGAAGTGAGTTGGGGTGGTGAAATCACGACCTCAACCGCCGCGCGCACACGTTGGGTGAGACCTACCACGGCCGGCGCGACCTTCGCGGCCATTGGACTGGTCGAATCGTCGCATCCATCGTCCACCGCGCGGCTGCGCTTCGGCGAGTTCACAACCAATCCAGTTATTCCAGCTTCGCCAACAGGTTTGTATGCTACCGCATGGAACTTTCACGGTGGCATCGGACGCGTGCTGATGGCACCAGGTGAAGAGTGGATTATCATCGGCGGTATTGCTACCGGCGAGGTCACTTGCACCAATGATACTGGCACCAGCACGGCGACGTTTGGCGTGGGTTGGAAAGAGGATTGAGATAAACGGCGCGACGTGAACCGCGCAAGCGGCGACTGCCGCCGGGCGCGAGGCTCGATGTGTCGGACTATCTATTCTGGCAAAAGCGGCGGCGCAAAGATGCAGCGGCTTGGCATTGGCGCTTTCCAGCGCCGCCACCGCCGGATGTCGCTGCCGAAGCGCCGCCGCCGGGCCGCACCGCCATCGGCGATCCGCGTCGCGAACGGCGCGCCGGCTTCAGTGCTTACGAGATTGCCGCGACATTCGTTGGCGTGGGCGATCTGCCGCAGGAGTTGCGTCGCGATGTTCTGGTCATCCCGCGTCGAGAACGATATGCGGCCAGCGATGCCTACCGAATCGCCGCGACGTTCACCGGCGCAGATGTCGTCGAACTTGATACGCCGCCGGGCCGCGTGCTGCTCGTCGTCCCACGTCGAGATGTGCGCGGTAGTGCGACAGCGTATGGCCTCATCGCGCTGCCAATTCCGGCCGAAGCCGCCATCGAATTACCACTCGAGCTGCGGCAAACGATTGATGCGCGACGGCTCTTTCTACCGCGTTCCAGCACAGGTGCTTACTGGCTGTGGCCGCTGTTTACTGGCGCAGATGTCGCCGAGTTACCCGATGAACTACGACGATTCCTACTCGACACACCGCGTTCAGCGCCGCGTGCTGCTAAAGAAGCCTACTCGATCCCAGTCACCTTCGGCGGTGTGGGTGATCTGCCCGAAGAACTGCGGCGCGGGCTGGCCGAGTTACCACGCGGACTGGCGCGCGCCGCGGCTGAAGCCTATGCTGCCTATCATGTTACCGTCCCACCTGAACTACTCGTCGAACTGCCCATCGAACTGCGACGGGCAATCGACGAAAGACGGCTCAGCCTACTGCCCAGGGCCATTGCCGAAGCCTATCGCATCCCGTTCATTGCGATCGGGCCTGATGCAGCGCTGGTCAAGCCATTGGAATTGACATTCCGAGATCGCAGTCTAACGTTAACGTTCAAGAAGCGCCGTGTGGATTTATCGTTCAATACACGCAGCACGAATTTGACCTTACCGGATAAACGCGAATGAGCGAACGACGCGCCATCGAATCACCCATACCCATCGGCAAAGGATTCGCGCGGCCGTTCAATGCGACGATCCCCGCCTCATGGGGCGCGCCAACCGGCGCGCCGACGCTGACGATCCTGGAGCATCCGGAGAAGATGGACGTCACAGCGACCACGACCAGCGGCGCGAACAGCATCGCAGCTCAGGTCATCACGACGAAGAGCGTGTTGCGCAGCGGGATGACGGTCGGCAAGCAGTACGAGGCGATCCTAGAGTTCCCGCTCGTGGGCGGCGGCGTGGATTCGTGCGATTGGTTGATCGACTGCGAGGACTGATCCGCAGGAGAAAATGGCAATCAATTGGACTGGCGAGAACGAGGCGCTTTACGACCTGCTCTATCCACTGGTGGTCGATGCCGGTATCGACGGTGCGGCGGGTGGCTTGTCGCTTGTGCCGTTGGCTGAAATTGACATTGATTTCGCGCTTGTTAACGAGGCTGTACGCGACTGGGCGCAGCGTTATACGTTCGACCTGGTGACGGCTATCAACGACACGAGCCGAACGTTTCTGCGAGAGAGCTTGTCGGCGTGGACGGCCAGTGGTGATCCATTGAGCGCATTAACGGAAACCTTGATGCCGATGTTTGGGCCGGTGCGCGCCGAGATGATCGGCGTCACGGAGGTGACGCGGGCTTTCGCACAGGGAAATATCGAGGCATGGCGCGCAGCGGGCGTGATCGAGCAGATGCAGTGGAATACCGCAGAAGATTCATTAGTGGATAATGGCGATCCCAGTGGGCCATGCAACATCAATAGCGGTCAAGTCGTGGCAATCGGCGATCCCTTTCCAAGTGGCGATACCGAGCCACCAGCGCATGTACGCTGCATATTACCGGGCAACGAAATAGTTGCGCCCGGATTCATCACAGGCGCAGCTCAATCGTTTTATGTCGGTCGATGTATTGAGATAAGACTTGCTTCGGGACGCCAATTGACCGTTACCCAGAATCACCCGATACTGGGGCGGCAGGGATGGATTTCTGCGAATCTCGTCAGCCAGGGCGATCAAGTGGCGTGTTGCGCCAACATCGAGGGGGTGGCGGCGTGCATCAATCCAAATGACGACAACCGTCCAGCCCTGATTGAGCAAATATTTCATTCGCTTGAAGTGTCGCCGCTTGTGACTCGCCGAAGTGTGCCAATTGCCGCCGAAGATTTCTATGGCGATGGACAGTTTATTAAGGGCCAGATCAACATTATATGGCCCAATGGCCTTTTGCAGAGTGGCTGGCAATCCATGCTTAAACAAAGCGCGCTGGAGATAGAATTCAATAGGGACAGCATGGGACAGGGCGCGCTCTTTGCCAATGGCCTGAGCCAGACGATTCTTGAGAGACACGGGGCGACCTCTCATGGAGGCGTGAGCAGCAGCAACTTGGGCCACGCGCTGTTGGAGAGTCATGTTTCGCCACTTGAGTCGCTCAGCATCGGATCGACTTCTGGGTTGAATATCAGCCTCAAGCAGCCTGCGGCGAAAAGTCCACCGATTGATTCCGGCCACACGCGCAATTTTATTCTCAGATTCACCCGCGATATATCGTTCGAGCAGGTTGTTCAGGTTAGACAATTCGATTTTTCTGGTCATGTGTATGATCTCCAGGTTGATCCCTATGGATTATACACCTGCAACGGTGTTATCGTCAAGAATTGCCGCTGCTGGCTCAGTCCAGTGATACAGGAAACCATCACATGACTAGCGCATTCTATGAAGAATATCTTGAATCGGGAGATTGGCGGGTAATGCGAAAACGAGCATTAAAACTCGCACATTATCGTTGTGAACGATGTGGTTTTAGAGGAATATTGCATGTTCATCATAAAACATATGCAAGATTAGGTGATGAAGATTTAGATGATCTACAGGTGCTTTGCGAGGAATGCCATAATGAAGAACATGGATTGTATTGATATTAACTCACAACCTGAAATGAGAAAGAGCGAAACAGGCTGTCACCTATCTCGCTCTCCCTGTGTGGGGGGTAGTAGGATTATAGGACAATTCTGGAAGAAGTCAAATGGCAAATGTCGGCATTGACTGGAGTAATACTGTGCCTGAGCAATTTCAATTAGCGCTTGGAATTGACTTTGATCCCGATCCGATATGGTGTGGTTGGTTCAGTGGATTGGTTGATGGCGAGGGATGTTTTACCTTTAGTGCCACAAAGAATACTATGAATATTACCTGCAGACTCAGAATCAAGATGAGAGATGATGAATCAAGTTTTTTGCAACAAGAGTTGGGTTTATTGCGCTGTGGATGCTTTTATAGAACCCCAGCACGTGGAAACAAGAACCCTCAAATTGAATGGTGTATCAGTGATATAGGAAGTATTTGCCATATCATCATTCCTATCTTGGATCGTTATCCACTTCGACTCAAGAAGCAACGTGATTATGAAATCTGGCGTCAAGCGGCTAGGATCATCCTGATAGGCGGCCATCTAAATGGATATCGGGATTACGTACTTGATTTGAAGAAACAATTGTCTGAGGTGCGGAAGTATTGTGGCTAACATCGGTATTGAGATTCGCGGTATTAAAGAGCTGCGTGCCAAGCTCAAGCGCATGGATACATCCTTGCAAGCCGATTTGGTCAAGGCCATGACACAGGCCACAGCACTCGTTCAACGCGAAGCGGCAAGGTATCCAGCGCCTTCGCGTCGCCCAATGCGCTTCGTCAGCGACAAGCAGCGCCGCTATGTGATGATGCTGGTATCGCAGGGCAGAGTGCCCTATCGTCGCACCGGTACACTCGGTCGTACACTGACAAGTCAAGTGAAAAGTATCGGCAATGATATAATCGGTACAGTCGGCACTAACATTGTCTATGCGCCGTGGGTCATCGGTCATGAGTCGGTGGGTGGGCGTGGGCCGCAGGCGCGCTACCATCGAGGCACATGGAAGACACTCAAGATGCACCTGGATGCGAAGCGCGGCGAGATTCGTGAGCTGTTCAAGGCGATGGTGAGACGATGGATAAGCAAGAAATAATAGATACGGCGATAATGGCCCTGTGCACTATTGGCCTGATAGTTGCAATCCTCATATTGGGCCATACTCATTGGTTCTATGGATTGATTGTGTTCATAGCATTTCGTCTGGGTATGATTATTGCGACAACCCAAGAACGAATCCAACACAGTGACAGGGTGGAACGATGGACGAAACGCTGACGACGCCAACACTACCTGTTGAAGTGCGCTACATCACTGCCAACGAACGGCTGATCGAACGATTGCGTGCGCTGCTGGATAAGTTGACACGCGATGGGAAACCATTTATAATCACGTTGGCTTTCAACGGGCGAACTATTGATATCTGGCAAGGCCACAAAGCAGGTCGAACATTCGTATAATCTGAATGGCTAATCAACCAAACATTTCGCGTTACGGCGCGCGGCACTCTGCGAGAGAGTGACCGCGCTTTTTGTTTTTCTGCTGCGCAGGAGAAAATTGGAGATCACAAGTGGAGTACAAAGACACACCGCATTTCATCAAGCAGATCGAGGGCCGCACAGTCATTGGTTTCTCCGGCGTGTTGGGCAACATTGACGCGGGTGGCGATCGGACTTGGCGAGGTGCATTTGCCAAAACCATCAGTGAGCAAGCCAAGCGTATTAAGCATCTATGGCAGCATCAATCCTCGGAGCCACCGACTGCGGTCGTGCTTGAATTGCGTGAAGTGGGACGCGCCGATCTGCCCGATGATCTAAAGCAACGTTACCCCGATGCGACGGGCGCGCTGCAAGTCACGCGTGAATACCTTGATACCCCGCGCGGCAACGAAATCTTGCAAGGCATCGCCAAGGGCGCTATTACTGAGATGTCATTTGGCTACGATCCCATCAAGGTCGATTTCGAGGAGCATCCGCAACTCAAAGGCACGCAGATTCGCAATCTGCGCGAGGTGCGCTTGTACGATACGAGCGATGTGAATTGGGGAATGAACGAGGCGACGTTGGCGAGCAAAGTCGCTGTGCCCTACCGCGATACGGGCACAGCCGACGAAGGCACTGCCTGGTCAGGGCCTACGCTCAATGATTTTACGAGCGACTCGTGGGAGGATTTGAGCGAGGGCGATAAACGCCGCATCGCGGCACACTTCGCCTGGTGCGAGTCGATGCCGCCAGAGACGTATAGCGGTTGCAAGTTGCCGCATCATCAGGCCGGCGCGAGCGGCGTGGGCAAAGCCGTGTGGCGCGGCGCAGCGGCTGCGATGGGCGCGCTACTGGGCGCACGCGGGGGTGTGGACATCCCCGACGCGGATCGACGCGCTGTATACAATCATCTATCTAAGCACTATGCTCAGTTCGACAAAGAGCCTCCCGATTTCAAACTCATTGAACTGGCAAGAGCCGCACAGGGTCTCGATCCTGCCGCACTCAAAGTCGGTCGCGTGCTGTCTAGCGCGAATATCGAGAAGTTGAAACGGGCACTCGATACACTCAACGAAGTTCTATCCGCAGCCGAGCCGGAAGACGAACCTGAGAAGGTCGCCTTACTCACTGCTAGCGTACTGACCCGCCTGCGATTGGCCGAGCGGGAATTCTGTATAGTGAGGTGATACGATGAACCTGGACGAGTTGAAGAAGCAATATGCGGCGAAAGTGGCCGAAGCCAAAGCGGCCGCTGACGCGAAGAGCTACACGCAGGCCGATAGCCTGCTCAATGAAGTCGATGTGCTGAAAAAGCAAATCGACGAGAAGGAAGCCGAGCAACGCGCCGAGACTGACCTGGTGTCGCGCGTGCTGAAGCGGTTCGAGGACGAACCGGCCTTGCGCAATGCAGGCTATGTTTCGACCAGCGGTGGCATGAGCGATAAGAAGGCAGTTAGCTTCGCCGACTTCCTGCTCGCCATTCGCCGGGATGATAAGAAACGGCTGCACGAAATCTATCATTCGCGCTCGGCGGACGATGAACCAGATGGAAAGGCGCTGGGCGAACAGTCTGGTACAGCGGGTGGCTATCTCGTGCCACAGCAGTTCACAGCGGAGCTGTACCAGATCGCTGCTGAAGATAGCATCGTTCGACCGCGTGCCTTTCCCTATCCGATGACGGCGCGCACCGCCGTACTGCCGATGCTGGATCAGACCACAGCGCCGACCGCCGGCAACACAGCCTTCTACGGCGGTCTCATTGCAGGCTGGTTGGAGGAGGCTGCGGCGGTGACCGAGCGCGAGCCGAAGTTCCGTCAGATGTCGCTGACCGCTTGGAAACTCGGCGGCTACACGAAGGTCTCTGCGGAACTGCGCGAGGATAGCGCCATCGCACTTGAGGCGCTGCTCAGACGGTTGTTTGGCGGCGCGATTGGCTGGTACGAAGATTTCGCCTTCCTGCGCGGCAATGGTGTCGGCAAACCGCTCGGCGTCGAAACAGCGCCGGCGACGATCAGTGTGACCCGCCTAGCGGCGGGCGCTGACTTCGAGTTGGCCGATGTGCGTGGGATGATGAAGCGGCTTGTGCCGTCTTCGCACAAGAAAGCGGTGTGGGTTGTGCATCCGTTCATCATCGATTCGCTGTTGCAGTTGAGCACGACGAATACTGTTGTCGCCTGGGCGCCGGATGTGACGAAGGGCGCGCCGGCGACGCTGTACGGGCTGCCCGTTCTATTCAGCGAAAAGATGGCAGCATCGGGCACGGCCTTCGATGTGCTGCTGGCCGACTGGTCGTACTACGTGATCGGTGATCGAAAGATGCTGGAGATCGCATTCAGCGAGCATGCCTTCTTTACGAACGATCAAGTGGCATGGCGCTTCACGCATCGCGTGGATGGGCAACCGTGGCTGAATGCGGCGATCACGCTAGCCGATGGCACGAACACCGTTTCGCCTTTTGTGTCACTTACCTGATCAGCGAATCAGGTTCAGGAGCCGAACATGTCCAAAGGATTCCCGTCTCACATCTATCAGGATGTACCCGTGATCGCCAAGATCGATCCAACGGCGGCTGCGGCTTCAGCCGTGCTGACTTCCGACGCCGTCGATATGGAAAATGCGTCGCGGGTCATCGCCTACGTTCAGCTGGGCAACACGGATCGCACGGTGGACGCACTGCTCGAAAGCGATGAGCTGTCGGCCTTTGGCTCGCCGACAACCATCTCAGGCAAAACCATTGTGCAATTCAGCGCGACGGATGACAACAAGATCGCCACGATCGAAGCGGCGGCTGAGGAGATCAGTGGCGGGGTCGAGAAGTTCGTACGCCTGAAAATCACGGTGGGTGCCGGCGGCACGGTCACGCAAGTCGCGGGTCTGCTGTTGGCCTTGCCGCGCTACCTGCCCGGTGCGCAGCTGGCGGCTGTTTCGCAGAATGTGTTCTAGGCTTTGGAACAGGGGGAGTGCGATGGCGCTCCCCCGATTTCGGAAGCGTGCATGCCCGATACGATCCTGCGCTACGGCGGCGGCCCGACCCCGCTCGATTTCCACGTGATCGACAACTCATCTTGCTCGGATCAATCAACACAGCGATGACACTGCGCTTCGACGTAGCCGGCGGGCTGAACACCTTCGAGGCCGTGTCGGAGCAGGGCTATGTGGTGAGAGTGTAAATGGCGGATTATGTGACATTGGCTGAGACGAAGGCGGCTTTGCCGGATACGTCCTGGACCACAGCCTACGATGCCATCCTAGCCAGCGCCATCACACGCGCCTCGCGCGACTTTGACCTGTTCACTCAGCGCGGCGATGATGAATTCGCGGCGAGTGTGGACGAGACGAGATACTTCGACGGATCAGGCAATGCGGAGTTGTGGATTGGCGAGTTGGCTGCTGCGCCGACGAGCGTGGCAGTCGCCGAAGGCGGCGATGTGGATTCCAGCGCGGGCACAGGCGGCACGTATACGATCTGGGCAGCCAGTGATTTCCTGCTGTGGCCGTACAACGCGGCGACGCGCGGCAGACCTTTCCTGCGCCTAGATGTGGACATCTTCAATGGCTCAAAGGCGCACTGGTTTACTTACCCGAAGTGCGTCAAGATCGTTGGCAAATTCGGCTACAGCACAGTCGTACCCGATCCGGTGAAGAAAGCAACGATCATCCTGGCAATCCGGCACTTCAAACGCGGGCAGCAGGCCTACCACGATACAGGCGCGATCGTGGAACTCGGCCAGCTGACTTACACGCAGAAGCTCGATCCCGATGTGGCGCTGGCTGTCGAGCACTACGCGCGCTATATGCCGGAGTTTGTGTGATTCTCTCCTGCGGAGCAGAAGATGGCATTGCGCGATGCGATTGTCAGTTTGCAGAGCAAGGCGCTATCGCTGCCAGGTATCAAAGAGGCGCCGATTGATCCACCCGAATCAGCCAATCAATTTCCATTCGCCATATCGTACGTGCGCGCTGGAACATGGCATATCGAGAGCAGCGGATTCTCACATGCACAGGTGCAACTGGTAACAGAATTGCATGGTGCACGAACGCTACTACCAACTGATATTCAGACGATGTTGCCATTCTTTGAACAATTCCTACGCAAATTACTCGCCGATCAAACGCTGGGCGGCGCAGTCGATAACATCGGCAATGTGGACTTCTCGTTTGGCGTGATGGAGTATGGTGTGCAAGGTGGTGTGCCGATCCAGACCATCGGTTGGCAATTCGTGTTGAGCGGGCCAGATGGCGCAGGCGTGAAGGTGACAATCACGTGATCAAATTGGTCTATACGGGTGGCGGATTCGGTGGCTCATTGCATGATATTCCCGCGCGCGATCTAACTGATAGTGAGGTCGAGCAGCACGGTGGTGAAGCCTACTTGCTGGCGACGAAATTGTACGAGAGGCCGCCGGCCGACAAAGCGGAGCAAAAACTAGCGCGCGGCGGGAAGCAGAACAAAGGGCGAGGTGAATAATGGGTAATAAGGGATTGCGCCGGATTCAGTTGGGCCGTGAAGTGACTGAGGGCACAAGCGTGGCCGCCACTGCCCTGTGGCGCGGTCTGGGTGTGCTCGAAGATCGACGCGAGGTAGTGTGGGTCGATGAAGATGTTGGCTATGTGAGCGGCCTGGATCGCACTTACACCCCTAAGCACCTGAGTGCACTCGCGATGGAATCCGTCCCGGCCACATTCGAGCAGTTGCCCTACATCCCATCGGCATCTATCGAAAATATCGTGACAGGCGCAGCCGATGGCGTGGGCAGTGGAAAAATCTATCAGTACGATTTCAATACGACCAGCGTGCAGGCGATTCAGCCTTACACACTCGAAGGTGGCGACGATCAGGAGGCCGAGGAGATGGAAGGCTCATTCGTCGAATCGTTCGAGTTGGGCGGCGCGGGTGGCGAAGCAGTGATGATGTCGGCGCTGTGGATGGGGCGACGTGTGGTGCTGGCAGCCTTCACCGCGCAGCCGGCTACACCTACCGTTGAAGATATTCTTTTCGGCAATACGAAGTTGTATATCGATGCCATCGGCGGCACGATTGGCACGACGCAAATCGTCGGCTCGTTCTTGAGTTGGAGTCTGCGTGTCAACAGCGGATTCAAGTTCAAGTACAGCGGCGACGGCAACCTGTTTCCGTCGATTCGCTATCTCGATAAAGCCGCATATCTGGTCGAGTTCGATGCGCTGTTCGAGCACGATGCCAGCGGCGTAGCGCGCAAAGTAGATTGGCGCGCCGAGACAGCGCGATTGGTGCGAGTGCAGAACGAGGGCAGCACGCTGGCAACACCTGGTACATTGTACTCAAAGAAGACGATGCGCTTCGACTGTGCGGCAAAGGTATCCGTTGTCGGCGCGTTGAGTGAGCAAGAAGGCAATGATACGCTACTCGTGACATTCCGCAGCCGATACAATGTGACGGCGGCGCGGCATGCGCAGCTCACAGTCGTCAATGAGGTGGCTTCTCTACCCTAGCCGGGAGCATGTATCATGACTATCACCCCACTCAAACAGAAGCACGTTGAAGCTTTCATGCATGCACTACGCGAAGCAAACGTCGATCCGACTGCGCCATTCGGCGATATGGGGCTGGCGCAGCAGGTCGAGACGATGGGTATTATCGCGCGCGCAGCCGCGACAGCGGGCATGTTGAACGGCGCACAGCCCGATGATCTCGAACCCTGGCAAGTGGCGCGATTGTCGGGTGAGGTGCTCAGCGCGGTATGGCAATCGTTGATAATCCCAAAAGCCTCTATCTCGCAGTTGGAGAGTTCGCAGCCGGTCGGGGCGAATGTCCCGATGAGTTAGCCGCTGCGTTTGACGCGCAGACATTTGGCATCGCACCGACTACAGGCGGGCGCGACGAGCAGCCAGCAGGACTCCTGCATCGGATGCGAGTCGCGCTTAATATTTATAATGCGCTGATGATCTGGCAGCACAGACCGACAGACAGTATGCAATTGATTGAGTGGCTCAAATCGCATCGGGATGTGCGTAGCATTGTGAACACTATCGAGGGACTGAAACGTGGCGGATGAACGGCTAGAAATCGCAATCAAAGCGGTCAACGAGGCATCTAAAGCACTGAAAGATGTACAGAATGATTTAGGTGGTCTTGATAATGCCGCAAAGAAATCGAGTGGCGGCTTCGGTGAATTGGGCAATGCGGCCAAGATAGCCGCATTGGGTGGCATTGCCATACTCGGCGCTGGTTTGAAAGCCTCAGTTGACGCGGCTCTCGAAGCCGAGCAGGTAATGGCGAAAACCAATGCGGTGCTCAAATCGACTGGTGGTATTGCTGGTGTGACTGCAAAGGATGTCACCGAGCTAGCAGATCGTTTATCACAAATGGCAGGCGTTGATGATGAACTGATTCAGAGCGCAGAAAATGTGCTACTCACCTTTACAGCCATCGGCAAAGATGTATTCCCCTCAGCGATGGAAGCAGCACTGAATATGAGTGTGGCACTCGGAACTGATTTGCAAGGCGCCGTGATCCAGGTCGGCAAGGCGCTACAAGACCCAATCAAGGGCGTCACAGCACTACGGCGCGTCGGCGTGAATTTCAATGCTGATGCGATGAAGATGATTAAAACGATGGTGGCGATGGGTGACACGGCTGGCGCACAGGCATTCATCCTCAAGGAATTGGAGACTGAATTCGGCGGTGTGGCGAAGGCAGCTGGTGATACAACAAAAGGCGCGTTGGACAAAGCGGGTGTTGCTCTCGAAAATCTTGGAGAAAAAATAGGTGGAAAAGTGCTACCTGCACTGGGTCGTCTTGCCGAAGGATTCACGCGAATACTCGATCCGGCCGATACGGCAACTAAACGACTGGAAGAAATCAATAGTGTATTGGAAGAGCAGACTACCTTGCAACCGCATATCAGACGCGGACTTGAGGAGCAGCGCGATGGATTAGTTGAATTGGCACATCAAGAACAACTGGCTACATTAGCAGCACAGGAAGAGCTTGAAATCAAGAAGCATGTGATTGATGCCGTACGCAGCCAACGAGATGCCAATCTGGAATTGATTCCAAGTGAAGAGGAATTGGCTGAGCAGGCTGAGATAGCAGCAAAGGAATTCGAGAAACAGGCAGAAGCCATGCGCAAGGCACGCGATGCCAGCGCCGACGCGGCCGAGGGTTTTTTTGGACTCGCGCAAGCCTATTCCGATGGCGTGACAAAGCTCGAACTCGTTAAGCGTGCCTTTGAGGCGATTGATACGGCTCAACGCAGTGGCATCCTCACCGATGCCGAACGGCGTCAAGCGCAGGAATCACTTTTATTGCAATTTGGTCTGGTTACTGAAAGGGCACTTGAGCAAGCACGTGCTGAAGATGAGTTGACGCGACTATTTCAGATCGGTAAAGTGACAGTCGATGAATACACAGCTGGTCTCTTGACGATTCCCGGAGCAGCACGAGATGGCGTAATTACAATGGACGAGCTGGGCGAAGGTGTGGGGCGCGCCTCGCAATCCATGAACGATGCTGCACAACAAGCAGAGCAATTGCGCGATAGAATTGGCAGTTTGGAGAGCAGAGAAATCGTTGTGCGTACAATTTACGAGAATATCACGCGCAACATCATACAGACGGCAGGCCGCATCGGTGGACGGCAACTCGGTGGGCCATTAGGCGCAGGCGAGTTAGCTATTGTTGGCGAGACCGGGCCCGAGCTTTTCGCCTCGCGTGCTGGTGGCACAGTCATCAGCAACGCCGACTTTCGACGTGTGATTGGCGCGCTGGAATCGTTGGCCGGCAACCTCGGCGGCGGCGTGAATGTGAATGTCAACGCCGGCCGCTTGAGCGATGCCTTCTCCATTGAGCAGGCACGCCGCGCGCGTGTGGTGCGGCAGACCCGAACGCAGTTATAATGGCAACCCGACCCCTTCTCGAATTGCAGCAAGGCGCGCGCAAACTCGATTTGAACGATCAGGCGCGCTACTTCTTATTCGACGACTTTGCGCCACCCTCACTGAATGAGACGCCAACGATTGCGACAGGCGGTAGCGCGAATCGAACCAGCGGCGGGCGACGCATCGGCACACGCGCCAGTGATCGCGAGTTCTCATTCTCGATCAACATCGTTGCCGCCAGTGATGCCGAGGCGACACGCGCGTTGCGCGATATTCGATATTTCTTGGATCGCGCGGGCGATGCAGCCGATCCGGTATATCTGGCATTCCGACCGAACCGCGATACGTCTGAACCGCTGTGGGGCAACTATGGATCGAATCTGCGCTACGAGATTCTATTTGGCAACGTGGGCATATCCAGCGATTATCTAGTCGGCGTGAATTATGCCTCATTTGTGATTGCGACCGTGACACTGCTCGTCAAGCCCTTCGCTGTCGGACAGCGGCAGCGGCTGGCCTCGGCGACGGGTGGTGTATTAGAGGATACCGCTGGAACAGTGGACGGTATTTCACGTGGATTGGTTATTCCAGAAGCCACTACGAACAAAATGACGAACCCGATATTTGGTCATAGCACATGGGATAATGGTTGGACGGCAGCGGCCGATGTGATTGCATTGCAAAATACTAACAAAAAATTTGTTCTGTTTGGTGGTTCGAGTGCAAAGCTAGTCGTGGGCACTGTATCAGATGGACGATTTTATCAAACTATCAATGTCGGCAATATCAACACACATATCTTATCCTGCTATGTCAAGAGGGTAGATGGTGGCAACGTGACTTCGGCAGAAATACGTTTGTGGTACAACACTAATCTTGCGACAACCTATACGGCAGTTGGCAATGGATGGTATCGGTTGACGGCCAGTGCGGCAGGAATTGCTGCGGGAACGGCAACAGGTGTGCAGATCATTGTGTCTGGTGCGGGTTTCTATATGGATGGGTTTCAGATTGAAGAGAAAACCTATATCACGCCACTGGCTTATGGCGATCTGTTGGGCTGTGCCTGGACAGGCACTGCACACGCCAGCACCAGCACACGCACAGCGGCCAGCATCAAGGTGAACCTGACAGATATATTCAATGTTGCCGAGGGCGCCATCCGGGTTGTCATGAAATTTCCGCAGTCCAGCACATTTGCCTCAGATGTATCTATCTTCTCACGTAATACTGTCACATTCAGACTGTATTATTCTGCCACCACGGACAAATTCACATTTGGAGATGGAATCAATACATTAGAAAGTAGCGTCCAGGTATTCAGTGCCTTTGCAATAATTGTGTTACATGCTGTCTGGGGATCGGCGGGTTTGAGGCTTTATATCAATGGCAATCTGGATGGATCGGCCTCTTACACCCCCTCTGGTGGTGGGACAGTTTTACACATTGCTACAAATGATGGTGCGACGCCGAATAATGCCGTCATGATGGATTTTATTACTTTTGATGTGGTGCTGACGGCAACACAGGTGCTAGATGATTATAATAATATCGCGCAGTTGACTGCCGATAATCAGCGCATCGGCACAATCCCCTGGCTGTGGACAAAAGATGGGGATGACATTGTTGATAATCGCGATGATAGTAGTGGGGATAACTGGGCCGTATGCAGCGGAATACCTGGTCATGTGCCGGCCAAAACTGATTTTGAGTTGAATCTAAGCAACGCATGGGGAGGCACAGTCGAGACATTGATCCTCAGCAATGTATATATGGAATGGTCGAGGTTCATCAAACCAACGGATATGTTATGGGATGAGGAACAAGGAACTATTGATGCTGGATCATCAGCAGGCGAATTTCGTTTGAGTGCATTGCTAGGCGCGGCCAATGCAGATTTGCATACGCCTCTTACCATCGGAAATGTATCTTATCAAACATTGCGCGGCAGAGAATTCTACGGATTTTTGCGTTTGTGGGATGAGGGCACAAATTTACGGGTTGCATTAGCCTGGGTTCAGGATATTCAGCGCATCGAGACTGATTATGTGGCAGTGACGACAGCAGCAGCTTTTCGTTTGTTGCGAACGCCGCCGCTCACATTACTAGATTCCAATGTTCTTCATACTGATCTAGGCACGCAACCGAATTTGACCGCTGTTGTGCGTGGCAATCGCTCATCTGGCACAGCTTCTGTGCGTGTGGATTATGTGAATTTTCTACCCCGTCCAGTAGTATCGATCGGCGCTCTATCGCTCATATCCAGTTTAACCGGAGCAGTTTACAGCAATGGATTGGCACATGCGCGATCCAATGCAACAGGCTCATATAGCGAAAATTTGCCTGTATCGGGTGATCTGATTGAGCTTTGGCCGGAAATGGCAAATGCATTGGTTAGTCTATTGGGTAATACAACAGTTGATCCAATCATCACGTGGACTCTGACTTACAATAAGATTTTTATTACTCCGCGTTGGAGCTTGCTATAATGTTCTCCTGCGAAGCAGATAATGATTGTTGAGCGCACAGGTTACAATAATCTGTCAGTCGAAATATATTCAAGCGGTTCAACGCGCATCATCGATCCTGGTAACGAATTGGCCCTGGCTGAATCCATCCGCTTTTCAACTGTCTATCCCGGCGGCATCTATGCCGATGCCTCGTTCGTCGTGCCGCGCGACGTGACGCGCGCGCTGCCGTTCAAACACGCGCAGCGCGTCGTCATCCGTAATGGACTGATACTGGTGTGGGAGGGCTGGATCGCCGATATCACCTACGATTTCGGCCAGCGCGAGCAGGTCGAGGCACACTGCCTCGGCTATGTTGCGCTGATGTTCAATCGTTACAAATACAACCGCTGGATCGACCGCCGCTTTGGTTCGCATATTTTCGGCGTTTGGGATCAACTCGATTTGTCGGCGAACGATCGATGCCACTTCGACCGCACGGATCGGCTGCGGCTGGAGCCGAAACGCGAGCAGTGGACGAACGGCGACGTCGCGCGTCTGCGTTGGGATAGCAACGCGGGCAGCAATGCCAAGCGCGTGAAGTTCGATTTCGATTTCTCCGAAATCGACGAATCGACGCCGGACGGGGTGAAAAATGACGGCTTAGTCGATCAGACGAATGCCTACGATGGAAACGCGGCTACCAGCATCACCATTACATTCAATACCGGCCAATTCTTTTACGTTGGATCAAGAGAGACGTGGAATCGAGCGCGTTTCGATTTCGGCGCGACAGTCAATGCCAATGTTTCAACGCTGACAGTGGAATATCACAATGGGACAGTCTGGGGTGCAGTGCCAGGTATGACAGATGGCACCTCTCTCGCAAGTAAAACTTGGGCACAAGATGGAGTTGTTTCGTTCACCATACCGGCAGACTGGGATCCGGACACGCTATTGGGATCGACGCGCATGTATTGGATTCGGATGTCGGTATCGGCGAATCTGACAGCTAATATTATCATCAATGAGATTTATACTGGCGAATTACAAGCGTGGGAATTCCAATTGTACGATCTGACGAACGCTATATCGCTGTGGAATACGACGACGACCGGCACGGGATCGCAGGACATCACGCTCGGCACGTCGGCGGCGCGAATTGAATTCAGGCTGTACGCGCGCGCCACGCAGAGGCCGACGGGGAGCGGCATTTATGGGGAAATCACGAATCTGCGCGTGCTGTGTGAGAATGGCAGCGGCGTCATTACGACGACGGTTGAGGATATTCTCAAGGCGTGCATCGACTACCTGGATCAAGGTGCGCCGACAGTCATATTTTCCACCAGTGTGGCATTGATTGGCGCGAATACATTCGACATGGAAGCGGCTGGACTGACGCAAGATGATCTGAGTGAGAGCATCGGCGCATTCATGACGCGCGTGGCGAAATTCTCAGCGACCAATGCGGCGTATTCGGTGGGTGTGCGCGAATCGGAAGCGATAGCCGGTGAAACGAAGCCGGTGATCTACTACGAGCAGCAGCCAGCCTTGACGGATTATGATTATGTGCTGAGCATCACTGATCAGAATCTGCGCGGTGGCCGTCTGGTGGCATCGGCCTTCACAGACACATTGAAGACGTGGGTGATGGTTGTGTTCCGCGATGATCGCGGACGCGAGCAGTGGAGCAACGCCGCGCGTGATACGACGCTGGCTAACAAATATCTCGATAGAGCGTTGGTCACGCGCGCCGGATCGGGCATCACAACCGTTACAGCTGGGGACGATTACGGCAACACGATTTTGAATCAATTGAAGAAATTGCAATACTACGTAGAGGGACCCGTGCCAGTCCTGGGATTTGTGTTGGATAAGAACGGGCAGACCGTGCCGGCCAGCCAGGTGCGCTCCGGCAAGCGATTAAAGGTCACGGATTTCCTGGCCGACTTCGGGGATGAGACCAGCGGCGGCTTCACATTCCTGATCCAGCGCACGGAATACGACGACGCCAGTGAGACGATTTCGCTGACGCTCGGTCGGCCAATTGATCTGTCGGCGGTTGTGGCGAGTGCTTATGATCAATGAAGTGCGCGCTGAGCGCGGCAGCCCTTCGACCTATCCGACCGATTTTTGCTATGTTCGCGCTGAGCGTGGCCCAACAGCGAGTCCGGATCAGCCGGAATCGGATCGTGTTGGCTCGCGCCGGGGGATACAGGCGCAGCCGGCGACGGCGTGATAGGCGGCGCGGCGGGGGTGTTCGGGGTAGTCGTATGGTCAGGTGGTCGGCTTGAACGGGTTCCAATCGAAGCGTAATACCTTTCGGGCATACGCCTCGGCTTTCTCGTGAGAGACCCACTTCTCCGCAACCTTCAAAAGCCGACCATCAGCGTCAAGGCTGAGCACAACCACGGCTTCCTCGTAAGAGACCCACTTCTCCGCAACCTTTACCTGATTCCCGCGACGGGGGAACTTGATCGAGTCTGCTTGACCTTCGGGAAATTCAACGGCGAAGACGACGTTCTGCTTATCGTCGTAGTACGAGATGAGTTTTCCTCTCATGGTTTCACCTCCTGTGCTGTGACGGGCGCACCCGGCGGCCAGTCCTGCACCGCAACTTGAATGGATAATACTACAATTGATCCCTCATGGATTCATGGCGTTCCGAATCCTCCGCGTTCTTGTCCCCGACAAGAACCAGGCGGCCCTCCAACGTTCCTTGTCCACAGCCATCCACGATCACAACCTCGGCAGAGGCATCGGTGCGATAGGTACGATTGATCCTCGTCCGGTTCGCCCCACGATTCCCCGTGTTCGAGCCGCTTTCCCACTCCAGTGTGGCTCCGTCGGGAATATCAAAATAGCATTCGCACCAGCTGGCATGTTTGTCCCCGTAATTGCTGAGCCACTCTTTGCTGGCAGCCTCTCTGTGGGTAAGCTTCGAGCCATTCATACTCAGAGATGCCCAGTAGCACGATGTGGTGTGAGATTCGCTTCCGATGATCGATCTGATTTTCATTTCAATCTTGCCTACATTCGCAATTGTTCGAGCAGCGTGACATAGGCGTATACCTCATTTGTGCACTGCTCAAATGTCCAATGGCGTGGATACTCACCGCCGTAATGACCGTTGGGATGGCAGAGGCGGACGCAGCTGCCCCTGCTCCTCATTATTCTCATCTTCAAAAATCAGCGCATCCATGCGAGCCTCTCGATCTTGGCAATCTTGGTATCCGTGTTTTTTCCTCTATTTCTTTACTATCCATGCGGCCGGATTGGTGTGTGATGGTTTATCATTACTATTCAAAATTGAGCGCATCTCATTTTGCGGTTGTGGTTGTGTCGCTGGGCAGTGCAGATGACGATACTCTCCGGGGAGAGTTGTTGACTCGTGGTAATTTCCGGAGGCTTCATCCGCCTCTGTGATTTCGTTTCCACATCTCAAACATCTAATCTTAATCATTTTTGCTCTCCCTATCTTGCCTCCATTTTACAGATAATCCATGCCATTGTGAATAGGACCTGAGTACCAGTTGGCATAGGAAATAGGTACTGGGCCAATAAGCCGCCGTGACCCACCCTGAGCGGCAATGCAATGATTGAGCAACATTGCACGGGGATATGTGACAGAATGTAGATTAAGTGATTTCTGTGCGTTCGCGCAGCCGACGCGCCAATTTGCCGACAGGCATCGACCACAGATCACGATTCAAAGTGTCTCCTCGCGGTGGCGCAGCTTCCAGGCCAGCACGCGAGTCGGCAGTTCCGCAATCGGCATCCGGCGATAGCGTCGTTCGCGATTGCGTATTGGGCAAACCTTTGATGGATTCAGATGCACTCGCCCGCATATCATGCAGGCGGGGATGGTTTCGTAAACGGGTAGGCTGAGCGCGTGGCGGATGCGCGCCGATTTCGGCTCGATGCCTTTAATGACGCGAATGACAGTGCCCACCGATAGCCCCATTTTCAACGCGACATAGTGCCACGATGGTTTCCCATTTTTCTTATGATCGCGCGATTCGCGATACAGGCTTTTCAGGTGATTTTGAGCGCGAAGCAGGCTCCTCGCAGTGCTACTCATGTTTTGCCTCCCGATGGCTGAAATGCCGCTGTCCAGGCGTTGGACGGCATGTGTGGCGGCGATTCTCGATCCTCCTACCCTGCCATTCGATGTTCCGGGCATTATTCCGTGTTATTCCGCATTACCCCCCTACCCTGCCATTCCCATCCGGCCGGGGCAGTGGGGCTCCCATTACCACCCGCAGCAGGTGTGTCACGGTCGGGTGATCCGGGCCGCAGAACGTGCCCACGCCGAGCTTCGCGAACGCGCTATAACGTTCCTCTAGGTAGCGCGTGCCCGATTCCCAAGTATCGGTCGATCCGCTGAACTTATTGGCGGCGATCAGCCTGTCCGATCGATCGCCATAGTCGGCGTGCGCCCGCGTCTGCAACAGCACTTCAATTGCGTGATCGCGGCGCGGGTCGGCGCGGATCACGTTGCCGGCCGGCTTGCCGTTCACGGTGTAGGCGGCAACGCCGATCTGCGATTCCGGCGGCGGCTGGCTCAGGCGATGGACGCGCGTCTCGCAGCGCCAGCGGAACAGGCCGCACGGCTCAGCCGCCATCACGACGAAGCCGACACCCGGTAGCGCCTCGACGCGCGGCTCGTGCGTGGCGCGATCTCGGATATCGGCATCCAGCAGCGTGAGCCGCTTGACGAACCACACGATGGCGGCAATCATGGCGATCAATTCGCCGACCTGGAGCAGCACGCCCAGCCCGGCGCTCAAATTGTCCCAAATGCTCACAACGGCGCTTTCACCTTCAGCGGATCGGCAGGTAAGGCAGGATGATAAGAATCAGAATCGTAATGAGCAGAATGAGAATGGCGATGATGTAGTCGCGCTCATTGTGTTTGCTCATTGCCCTGGCCCTGATTCCCGTTACGGCGGGAACGGCTGAAATGCTTCGCCCATTCGGCGATGAGCCGGCCGATGGACATGCCGCTGCGCGCCGATTCCAGCTTGAGACGGCGGTGCGTTCGCCAATCTACCTTGATGCTACGATCAGGTAATTTGTCTTTCTGCTTCATCATTATTTCCCCCGCCTGGATTCTACCACCTATCTGGATTCTGTCAATTCTACATTTTTCTACTAGGACTAAAGTACAGTAGATACGCGGCCGGAAATCCATATAATAGAAGGCATAGAATGAAGAGCATGAATCACACACTCAAAGCAGGAGAGGATAGATAGGATGAAATTGAAATATCGCGATGTGCTTCGTGCCTGCTGGTCGCAGCAAACTTATCGCAAGATAAATGCTGCGGCTCAGTCGATCGCCGACCGGACCGGTGGCGATGTGGACATGATCACGGATTGGATCATGTTCCATCGCGTCTGCTGGAATGGGCCGGCCAGTATCGAGCAATTGGCCGCCGAATGGCGCGTCCAGACGCCGACGCCGATCATCGATGCGATAATGTTGAAATTCGCCGCGCTCGATGCTGAGGAGCGCGCAGGTCGCCAGGCCGCGCAGGATGAGGCGGCCTGGAGCCGATATGGATATTAGATTTTAATCTGCGGCTCCTGCCATCCGCGCGGATGGGCATATCAGCCGCAGGCAACTGGGTGAGCGGGGTATGCTGAGCAGGGGAGTTCACCCGATGAGAGGAGACCTTAGAATGGATATAGGAAAAGTAACTGAAATTGTAAATGAACCGGATATTCTTCCATGGCCATTTCCCATGCCGGACGAGCAGAGGATTCCCTGGCCCTTTCCATTGCCGGCCGAGCAGCCGGCTGAATTGCCGATCGAGGAGGAAAAACGGTGAGAGCCTATAAGAGACTTATCCGCATCCAGACCCCGCGCGGGGAGCGCGTTTCATCCCCGAATCGCGGGGATGAATGGCGGATCGAGGACGGCACATTCGTCCTCGATGCGAATCCGCCGCACAATGAAAATGAAACAGGCATCTATGCTCTCTTCAACAGCCAGGATAGCCAGCTGGCTAATTATGTAGGCGCACTAGCCGAGGTATGGCTGTCAGGTAAGGTTGTAGTTGGCAAGCGCGGCGCGCGCGCGGAGAAAGCGCGCGTGATTTGCTGGCTGAATGAGAATGAGACTCTGGCCGACCTGAGCGGGGCCAACCTGAGCGGGGTCGACCTGCGCCAGGCCGACCTGAGCGATGACAACCTGAGCGGGGCCAACCTGAGCAGGGCCGACCTGAGCGGGGCCAACCTGAGCGGGGCCAACCTGCGCTGGGCCAACCTGAGCGAGGCCGACCTGAGCGGGGCCAACCTGAGCGGGGCCGACCTGCGCCAGGCCGACCTGAGCGATGACAACCTGAGCGGGGCCAACCTGAGCAGGGCCGACCTGAGCGGGGCCAACCTGAGCGGGGCCAACCTGAGCGGGGCCAA